ACAGGGCCACCAACACGGCTAAATATTTAGTGGTAGCTGAGGATTATTTTTATCTTTTATCTTTTTCCGAGGACTTCAACTAGAAGGAATATGCAACCAAACAACGCCCTATGCTAATATTTTTGGGTCCTACAACGAGCTCGTTGGCGTGTGTGCGAGGGACAGCCCTCGTCCCAGAACATAATTATAACAATACTTAAAACAATCACAACACCAATGCCGACAGCATCGGACCAATAACATCAACAGCGCCAGCGATACTTGTAGCGATCTTAACAGAAGATTTAAAAGCCTCTGAGACCGTTGTCAAGAAATCAGATTCCTCGACACCAGCCGCATCGATACACCTCACTGTTGGAATATCCGCTGAGATATTATCTGCCGCCGCCATTAACAATGGTTGATGTGGTGCTGACTTACACCGCTCCGCTTCGAAAAACCCGCCAAAAAGCGTCGTATTCGTAGCGAAGACATTGAATCCGCTGGGCTGGGCTTCGTAATGGCCTATCCATTCCATATTCAGCAATGGTGTTGCATTAGGAAGTGCACCACCAGAAGAGGTGGTACACCCATCAACAAACACACACACCGCATAATGGCCGACTCCATTACTATTATCAGCCTGCCCACGTCTACCATTCAAATGTGCTCCGGTGGAATCATCTGTGCCCCACATCTGCCCCGTTGGTTTAAACAACTTGGCCTCATCACCGTACCTACTAAAGATACACACCACCTCATCTTCCTCCAATGCGGACATTGGGAATTGGACATAACCTGGCATGGCAGACATTATTTCCAAATTGGCGGGCAGTTGACACTGCCACCCATTGGCCATAGAGCCCACCAAAGGTTGATTGTCCCCCCCAAAAGATCCACCACCGATATTGACATCTTTTTGCAACCCTATGAAAATTGGTGCTATGTGGATGGTACCGCTGATCGTCGCAAAATTCTGAACAGAGAAAATTTTGACACCACCGGCAACCAACCTAGCACCACTAAACTGGGCTCGGTACTGTACCATATTGCCAATCGAAGAATCAGTGTCGATCACACCCGAAGATCCTGAAAATGCATTCAGTGACCCGGCGGCAGCTGTAAAAAGTATACCGTTGGGCCAGAAAAAGGTGCCAGGGATAGTCCCAAATGCACCCCCTGCCTGTACCCCACAGATTCCTTGAACATAAGCTACCTCCGGGTCCGGGGTGACACAAAAGAGCGAAGATCCCAGCAGCGGCGTCACGTTAACCAGATTCAAATCTGTAAGACCACCTGCTGCAAACGACGTGTTGATCGTGCGTACCAATTTGCCAGTGAACGGAGAACTCATACCTAAATATGAATCAGGGTACCTTACAGAATAAGCCGCTTCATCGAAAGGATCGATGTACGCGGCCACCACTTGGGGCAACCCAGAATAATTCTTCCGACGTCTCCTGGATGTAATACGCGGATTAACCACACTCTTGGTGAGAGAACCCAATTCGTTTCTAGGAGGCCTATAGAATCCGACCTCCGTACCTATAACCTTGGGTTTATTACCACGAAGTCGCTTACCCTGTTTCTTCTTGTTGGTTTTAGGAACCACCACAAGGCGAGCACCACGACGAGGCATAGAAATAGATAAATATTGGAAAAATTGCTTGCTTTCTTAATAATAATACTTCCAATTGAAAATTTGAGGTTATAAGGGATCCCCGACCTCAACAGAGACTGTTCATGTTGCGCAACCCTAAGGCAGGTTCCGTGCAGTCGTTCGGCATTTTGCTTAGCACGTAAATATTTACCCTGAATTAGGAACGTTTTGGACCATTTAATACGCAACACCCCATACGTTTAAAGCCCGCCGGCTACAGAGGTAAAGGAGGCTGGAATGTGAGTTGCTCAACAGGTAAGCTCCCAATCTCCACACCTCTGTAAAAATCCTCAATCACCAACTGCTCATCAGGGGTAACACCAAAAGCCCAGTAAAAACTGGCTCGGACTTCAGGAAGCACCTCACTGTACCCCCTAGTCATATCTTTGGCGAGGGTGCGAACACCCCATGACAGGCCAGACTCTATATTGGGGTTGAATTTGCCGGCCCGCAAATAAGCGGAATAAAATTCCTGAAAAACCGGCAAACCCCCCGTCATAGCCATACCACCTGTACCCACAGCGTGCAACCATCCTCGAAACATCTTTGGGGTGATATAATTGTGAACACAACACGTGTCTTTTGCGACAGCCCATTTGGGGTGACGGACCATGATATAATCATTACCTCCGACACAGACAGGATGGGTTTGACAGAATTCGACCTCTTCAAATTGGTAGCAAGGTTTCTCAACCGCCATATTGAACCCCATTTGAAGAAACCACTCGTCCAACCCACTCATAAACTTGAC